GTAGCGCCCAAGGAATCCCTTCCTCAGGTTTGTGCATCGTGGGTTCAGCAGGAAAGCTGGCTCACCGTCCATCATCCGGGTCATGAAGAAGGCAACGGATTCGCGCCTTGGGATGAAGTCGTTGGTGGCCGCTGGCTCGGTGTAGATCCCAGCTTCAAGCAGCTCCTGTAGACAGGTGCGCTCGTCGGTCTGGGCTCGGATGTTCCCGGCCGGGTCGCCTGCTGAATGGATTTGAAAACCGGCGTACTTATTCATAAGTACCGGCTTTACGATATCGTTGGTGAACTGGCGGATACCCATATCCTCTGATACCAGTTCATCCAGAATGATAATCTTCCCACGTCCTGTTACTTGCAGGATGACGCAAGCAGGCGTAAGTCCAAAGTCCCACCCCAGCACGATCGGCAGGCCACGCTCACCCTCGACGTTCTTGTTGAGGCAGTGCACCTTGTCGTTGTACTCGGGGTAGACCGGCTTGCCGTCTTTGGTGGATCCGTAATTCCCTAGAAGGAATACATTGATCCAGTCCTCCGACTTCGACGGGACTTGCTGCTGGTAGTAGCTGTAGCCACCCGGCAGGTTGAATACGTTCTCGGCATCTGGGTTCGGCGCGTAGCTACCGTCTTCCAAACGCTGCAGGCCACCCGGTTGACGGAAGAACTCCCACTCAGGAGGACAGTCTTCCTCGGCCAGCTTGTAGTACCAGTGATCGTCGTCGCACGGGTTGGTGTCGAGGATGATCCCGCACCAGCTCGGCCCACCCTGCAGCTTGGAAGGGAATCGCCCTACCCGCTGAGTGACCATATCGAAGATCTCTTTGGGAACCTCGGAGGCTTCGTTGATCCATGCGCCTGTCAATTCCAGCGACCGGAGCTTGCCCGTCTCTGTGGGCTTGTCCAGTGCCATGAACATCACCTCGAGTTCCAGCCCGGTGCCATCCCCGATGTTGTTGATCTTCATCGTCGATGTGATCGGGGTGTCCCACTTGATAGGCGCCACGTTTGCCGGGAACCAAGTCTCCCAAGTCTTGATGGTGGTGGACTTCAGCTCCGGGTAGGTGTTACGAATGATAAGCCATCGAGAGCGCCGAATACCATCGCGGCTAGGACGTTGTCGCAATGCGCGAGCCACAATTTCCACGCAACAACTTGAGGATTTTCCAGAACCAACAGGGCCCATAAGGCCGCGTACAAACGCATCTGATTCGTGGAACTTAGCTGCATTCTTTCCCGGGGGCGAGTACTTGATTACTTCCACTAGCGCTTTCTTGGTATTGAGTAGTAGCGGTCGCCGCGCTTCACGACGTCATATCCCGCCTCGTCTTCGCCCTTCATGGCTTTGTCCCAAGTCTCGTGCTTGGCGCCCTTGAGCATGATTCCTGTGCCCTCCGGTAGATCCTTCGGGCGATCTTTCTCGTTTAGCTCGACACGCGATCCCCAGTGGCCGAGGTTCCCCCCCGTTCCGTCTGGACCCATGCCGTATCGCTTGGCAGTCTCGTAGTCGTAGCCGTCGCTCTCCGCATCAAAGGCAGCGCCACCATCAGCCATGTGCTTGACCTTCGCGTAGCTCTGGCGCATCCAATCCGGGGCGTGACCCATTACTTGCTCCTCAACGAATCAAGCCGACCTTGCAATTGATCTTCAATTTCCATTGCAAGCCCACCCAGATGACCAGCTGATGAGGGAATAATCGACTCTTTCATTGAGCTGATAATCTTTTTCTTTGCGTCGTTTTCTCTGGCTTTTTTGTTAGCAGCGCCCATCATCTCTTTCTCTTTCTGGTCGATGAGGCGCTTTTGAAAGTGCTTTGTGCCTTCCTTCTGGACCCTTTCCGCCAAAGTGTCTGTTGACTTTTTGTATGGGCCATTAGGGTTGAAGTGATCGGACTCAGCCTCAGCTCGCTCGTATTTTTTACGAGCCTCCGTAAAGGGTGAGTATTTGTCGTCGTATTTTTTGTTGTAATACTCTTTCTCACGTTTCTCTAGATTGGCGGCATGCTCTTGCGCTTTCCACTTATCATCAATATGCGAAATGTCGGGCTTCTGACGTACAGCCATTTGCTCGCCAGCTTTCAAGCGTTTTGCCATTCCAGATATTTTGCTCGCGGCTGGCAGCAGCACATCTTCCGGGCTGATTGGCGGCTCTTGAAGAGCCTGCTTTTGCTCTAACTCTTTTCGGTATTGAGCATCACGCATATCGGTTTGTGGTTTATCCATAACCGAGCGAGTGTCTTTGTCGGCAATCCAGTCAAAGAACTTGTCGCTTAAGGATCGATCGTCCGCACTGCCTCCATCGGCCATTCTCCTGACTTCCGGCTTCTTCCCGAAGTTCTGCCTCATCCAATCCGGGGCGTGTCCCATTACTCGTCTTCCTCTTTGCGCTTGCCAGCCATGTCCAGCTGGAAGGTAATTGGCTGAGCATCTACCTCCATCTTGACGTCGCTCAAATCGGGCAGAATTTTGCGGAGCAATATCTCAATAGACCTTACTTGCGTGGCGGACAAATCCACCTCACCGTTGGCATGGTTGGTCAGACGGTTGATCAGCTGAGCCGCTTGGATCTTCAGCCGGGTGTTCTCGTCGTGTCGGATTTTTTTGATTCTTGCTGCCATGTCTTATCCCAATGTCTGTACCCCGGCGCGATCGAACGCTTTGAGGATCGAGGAGCCGAGGAGGAGAAGATCCTCCCTGCTGTTGAATTCGGTGAGATTGATCTCTGTTTCGAACAGGTGGGGGTCTCCGCCAATGTTCACCATGCCGGTAAGCATTACCACCTGAGGTGCAAGGGCTCGCTTTAAGTCGCTCTCATATGCAACTTCAATACCGGCCAATGCGCTGCTTTGGTTCAAGAACCTCTGTAGCTCTTCTACGGTGAGCATAAAACTTCCTCGGTTTGGAATAGGTGAGGGTCCCCTCCGGTTCTATTGCCGGATGAGCAAGTGAATGCTCGACCCTCGTTGCCGTCAGCAGTGCTTCCCGGTTTAAGGCGGGGCGGCTCTACGGTCTTGATGGTTGCGGAGGAGGGAATCGAACCCCCGACCTCGGGATTATGAGTCCCGCGCTCTACCGCTGCGCTACTCCGCTATATGTGCACAGTATCGCTAATTTACTAATATATTAGCATAGCCTGTTTGCTATTAGCGCAACTTAAAAACAAAACCAACCCGATTGAAGCCCCCGGGGTGCGTGTCCATTTGGTCCACCCCGGGCCACCCTCGTGAATGAATTTTCAATGAGAAGAGTTATCAAGTAACTCTCCTTCATTACGGGAAACAAGTTCGCGTCAGAAGAGGTGTCAAGTTTCTGACAGGCAATGGGGAGTGAGTCACGCGTATGGATATGGGATACAGCTGGAGCCTCAACCCCGGGGTGATGCACTTCGTGGTCCCGTGCCCCTAGGAGTACGTATGTATATCCCCTGTGCATACATCCATCCGATCCGGAATGAGTAGACCCTATAGTGTTTTCAACGCTTCTCAGGGAGTTGTGCTGAATTTGTGCTGAAAATCCTACCCAGCGGCACAGTCTGGTGCGTCTTTTTTCGGGGGACTTGGACTCGCGCGCGTATTCCCCCGTAGATCCATAACGATTTTTCTCAACTGACTCCCCCTCTCCGTTCCTCTCTTCAGGAACCGACACAGCGGCCCCTGCCCCTTCACTATTCGTGAAAGGGGGCAGTTGCCTTTCAACATCTCAATCGTTGTTTTTTTTCTTAGGAGCTTCACATGACTCTGCAAATCAAACCCATCACTCCTGCACAAACCGGTCGCATTCAGGCTCTAATTGACCGTGGCTTAATCGCTGCATCCATCCCACAGACGTCGTGGGAAGCTTCTTGCGTAATTCGCAACGCTCCTGCATCCAAGCGTGACAAGGATGTCTTGAAGAGCAAGGGTGGTCGGGTCTTAGCACGTATGACTTCATCCGAGGTGGAGATGACTTCCAAGGTAGTGGAAGCTCTAGCACTCATCGATGGTGCAGGTATCAAGAACTCGAAGGTACTGGAAGGCGCCATGATTCTACGTTCTATGTTCTGTTCTAAGGCTCAGTAATTCCTTAGGCATACGCGGGAGCGCTTGTTCGAAGGGTTTCCCGCTTTTAACCTCAGTCAACCTGAGGCATCCAAGGTGGCGTAGCACGGATGTGCCCGTAACGGGAGTGCGTAGCTTGAGGGTGGCAACCTCTTAACACATCAATTAGCCCTATCTACTTTGGAGTACCCGGGAGCGTTGGTTCGCCAGTGCTTCCGGCTTTTAACCCGTTATCAAAATCCTAAGGTCGCTAGCTCAAGCTAGGTAAATCCTTAGGTCGGCGGGAGGTCGCCAGCTCAAGCTGGGTAAATCCTCCTTGCCGCTATCTATCAACTCATCAGGAGAGCAACGTGAGCACAACACTCAAGATCATCTGGTTCGCTGGCTTCATCTCGCCAATCGTTGTCGGTTGGATCTTGGCGAAGCTCTTCGGTGGCCCAACAGACTAAGGAGAACAACATGTCACCCGAATTCATCATCGCAGGCACTTACTTTGTATGCATGGTTTACCTTGCCATTCTGTCAATGATCAACTAAGGAGAACAACATGGACGACCGCACATTCATGGCTATTACCGCAGCATTCTTTGGTGCATGCATCGGCGCACTCGCTGGCTTCATCCTCATCGTCTTGATCTAGGAGAACGACATGTTCGAAGCACTCATTCTCGCAGGCTGCGTTGCCCTGATCGCTATTGCATTCATTGGATTCTTTGACTAGGAGATCAACATGAACCGTATCGAAACACTCACAATGCTTGCCTTATCAGTACTGGTTTATGTATTTGCTTTGTACTGCGGCATGAATCATCTCATCTCAGCATGGACGATGTTCGCTGCTGCAATGTTCGGAGTCTTCTGTGGTGTCTACTCATCCTTTCGCATCCTCACCGCATTTGATGTTGACTCCGAATATCAGTCTCGCTGATACTTCATTAGTTAAACGGAGCCGGGGTTCTTCGGAGCCTCGGCTTTATTAAAAACTTCGGAGCGGCAGGACAGCCAGCCTCCGATATTTCCGTGCAAGTAATCCAGAAGGAGGTCAAGTGAACAACCTGTTTGCTTTGTTGATAACAACTCTTTCTCTGGCCATCAGCCTAGTCACATTCGCTGTGGTCTTCCTACTGTGCGGCGCTCTAAGAATCACTGAGCCGTATGCATTTATCGCTGCAATGTTCTGGTCGTTGGCGCCATTGGTTGTCGGCGTTTGGGACGGCAGCATGTTCAAACCACTTACCAAGGAGACAACATGAAAGTACCGCAAATGAACCTGCCACCAAGACCAAATCGGATGAGTGACCGGCAATTCAAACAGCTCGGAAGCAAGACGGCAATGCTCATGGAATACAAACGGATGCACACAGAAATGTGGAATACGTCCGTCGTCACAGAGAACCAGATGTTCCATTGGATTGATGAGGTTCTCAATCGCGCAACCAAAAGCAAAAGAAAGGAGGCAACATGAACGAGAACGATCGACTGGTATTAGAAAGTCGCATCCGGATTAAAGACTGGGTGATTGAGCAGCACAAGATAGCACTGCATCGTATTGGCGATGCAATCGCAACAGGAGATCCAGAAGTTATTTACGACCAATGGATGAAGCTACGTCCACTGGCTGATCGTCAGGAGGATTGATGCTTTTCCTCCAAGACACCACCGACTCTTGCCCAGCAGATAGTCAGTCGTCTGATCGTTCCGTGCTGTGGCGCAAGCGTCAAACCCTTTCCCGCTCCACCCCTCATCAACCACCAGAGCGCCACCCCTCACCCTTCGGTGAAGGGGATGGCCCTCTTCTCAATTCTATAAAGGAGATCAGACGTTGAACGAACTAACTGATTGGCAGAAAGTAGAACTCGCCTTTGACATTCTCGAAGGCTCGGAAGTCATGCACGAATTTGACGATTGCATCTGGATATCAGTAGACAAAGAGATGTACCTGCAGTTAAACGGCAGCACAACCAAAGGAGACTTACATGATTGATACCTCACACTTCACCGGCACTGACGCATACCACCGATTCGGTTTGTTCCCCGATGTTGCAACCGATGGCGCTATCTACGTAGCCAAGAAAGCCGGTGCGTTCTGGTTACTTGACGCGATTGCCGCTCAATTGCGACACAAATCGCGACATAAAGAAGACTACTTCGCAGTAGCCAAGCTCACTGTGAATGACAGCAAGGGCGTGCTGACGCTGGACGACGGCAACGGCAACGTCTTCGCCACCGAGAACATCAGCTTCACCGACTACCCCGATCCCGAGGTCACCTTCTTCGCGCAGTGGGATGGCAACCGCTGGGTGATTATGGTTCCCTCGGAATATTAGGAGATCGATAATGAATCAGTCCCGCTTTTGCACAACCTGCTTTGCATATCGTAATCCCGATGGCGGCGAAGTCAAGCAAGGGAAGATCCCTAGATGGGTTTGTAAAAACTGCGCTCAAGAGATTGCAGTACGCAAGCCAAGACTTATTGCTGAGTTCGCTCCACCTAAACCCGAGAAAGAACTATGGAGATATCGATGAATAACATATGGACAGAGGAAGAACTAGCTGACAGCTATGAGCGTTTGGCGCCAAGAGTTCCCGCCGGTTGGCAATCCACTGAGCTGACCGACGAAGAACTCCAAGAATGCTATCGCCTCATGCATCAAGACTATGAAGAGATGAAAGATCCATACGACCCGAGGAGTTTCAAATGAACATGAGCCACCCGAACGCACACCCCAAGATCAAGGAAGCACGAACCAAGATCGACGAAAGCATCGAGTCAATCAAAGCTATACACGGTAACGTCTACGCTGACATCGTGCTTTGCTATGTAATGAGCATGCACCTGACTCGAATGGTTGCAATCCTAGCAAGGGAAAAGTCAAGAGAAACAGCCGAAGCCGTTGGCGAACAGTTGACTGGAACGCTGAGCAGCATGATGGACTTGATCGTAGATGGCCACAACATCTCCGACAAAACGATTGATGAGATCCAAGACTGGGCAATCCGTCTGACCGGACACATCGATCACGGTATTGAACAAGCGGCAAGGGGGAGCAAATGAGCTGGACAGATGCACTCCGACCTTGGCATGGATCTACCGCCAAGAAAGTTGCCTTGTACATGCAGTCTGAATGGGGATGGGATGTAACGATTATTCAAGGACGCTTGGAATTTATCAACGCAAGTCTCAGATATGGCAAGCAATGGCAGTACTCCGAAGAACTCCAGCATGACCTTGATGAGCAAGTCCAGCAGCTTATCGATGCGCTTGATGTGACTATGGGCATGTCCCTAGCTCTCGATGACGCAGTAAAAGAGATTGGTCCTGTTGGTAAGCACACCATCCTCCCCTTTCCCAAAGACATCACCCCTCAACGAGCGGCACCCGCCTCTCACTTTCAGTGAAGAGGGCGGTTGCCTTCTTCTTCTTCAAACAATTAGGAGATTTGTATGACGAGCATCTATAGATACGCTCGCCAGAAGCTTAATGCTGATGGTTTCGGGCGTGATGTATTCCTCGATCTGCTTCTCAAGCGCACGATCAAGTCGGTCTCTCTTACCGGTGGCAGGAACATCGGCAAGAACAAGTGGCTTGGTTTGATCGACGCTCTAGTAGCAACCGACCCAGAGAAGTACGGTCAAGTCCTATCCGATCTGGAAGGCAGGCTGCATAAGTACGAGCGTTCCCATAAGCGGGGCTGCTTGCGTATGCATTTCTTGATCGACTATATCCGGCGTGATCGCACCGGACAAGATCGCCTTAACGCTAGGCAGCTGATCAAAGACTGGTTTCCTAAGTTCGAAGCGCAAGAACAGTCCGATTGGATCATGTCCGTTGCGCGAAATCACAACGTGTACAGGGCGGACTGCGGTCACTTCACTACAATCGTTCAAGGACTCAGAGGGACAGATGAAGAAGCGTATGCGCATAGCACAGTGTGCGAAAACTGCACTCAAGATCTGATCAACAGTGGCGTCAGAACTTTTGACAACAACAGCGAGTTGGTCTTGTCTCGGTACGCGGTATCTGCATTCATGCATGGCCAGACCACGCGCACCTTTGACCGTCGCCACGTTAGGTACGACGAGCGGCGTCAGATCTATCACGTGGATGGCTGGTCTCCGTATCAAGGTCTGATCGACAGCTACCACAGCTCAAAGAACAAGGGCTTTGATGTCATTGATTCCCAGTGGCTGCGGTCCAATCGTCGTGCGTTCGGCTGCGAACTCGAGGTCGAGGTTGTGTCCGGCGAAGCATACGTGGCAGCTGGTCGTGTCCACGATCTGCTCAATCCATCTGGCGTTGTCGGTGAGTACTGCTACTTCGAGCGTGACGGCTCCATCGGCACTGGCTTCGAGATGGTTACGCAACCTGCTGGCCTAGACGTACATCGAGAGAAGCTCGCCCTGTTCTTGAATGACAGCAATGTCAAGAAGGGCATGCGTTCACACGAGGGTGGTCGCTGTGGCTTCCATGTCCACGTGGGTAGGGAGTACGTCACACAGTCCCAGATCTACCGGGTTCAGTCGTTTCTGAATGACGTCCGCAACGAGGCGTTGGTCAGGTCGATCGCTCGCCGGTACAGCGGTGGTTACTGCCGGATCAAACACGAGATGGCTAAGTTCTCACCGCACAACAAGAACACGGGGGAGAGGTACGAAGCACTCAATGTTCAGAACCCCAAGACCATTGAGTTCCGCATCTTCCGTGGGTCCCTGCGATACGAGTCAATCATGGCAGCGTTGGAATTCTGTAACGCCGTGCTCGCCTTTTGCACTCCGGGCGTGACTGCCATCCAAGACTTCACATCGATTGGGTTTAAGAAGTTTGTCCTGCTGCGTGAGAACAGAGAAGACACAAAGTTCTTGCGAAGCTATCTCGCACTGGACGCCAATCATGACAACGAACGCCAAGCAGCATAACCAATATCAATCAATCAACGAAAGGAAACTTAGCCATGTGTATTCTCATTCATCAACCAAAAGACGGATGCTTCGAGTCGGCTCAACTGCAAGACTTCTACAGCAAGAACTCAGACGGTTTCGGCGCAATCGTGAATCTTGGTAGCGAGGTGATCGTCGTCAAGATGGTTGGCTCTTACAACGAGATCGAAGATCTGTACTACAACAAAGTCGCATGCCACGAAGCGGTGATCCACTTCCGTATGAAGACGCACGGACACATCGACATGGAGAACTGTCACCCATACGAAGTGACGCCCGGATTATGGATGGCGCACAACGGTATCTTGCCAACAGGCAATGCCGCAGATCCAGCAATGTCTGACACTTGGCATTACATCAACGACTACCTAAAGCCCTTGCTTGAACTTAACCCAGAGCTAATCAAGCAGGAAGCTTTTCTTAAGATGGTCGGCGGTCACATCGGTGGCAGCAATAAGTTTGCGTTCATGAATCAGCAGGGCGAATGCTTTATTGTGAATCGTAATAGTGGTATTGATCACCAAGGAATGTGGTACTCCAACACCTACGCTTGGACTCCTTGGAAGTTTGGCTATGGCAATCCTCCTGCGCCTGCGTCCTATCCAAAGTACGACCACAGCAAGTACGCCACCAGCTCTACATGGCGTACATGGGATGCCATTGATCGAGACGAGCAAATGGCGCTGGGCTATACGAAACCTCTGACGAATAGCAAGACACCGCGCAAGTCACCGCGCAAGTCACCACGTAAGAAGTCTCCGCTTGCGCCAGCATTGGGCACATTGACTACATCACAGATGCGCCGCTTGATTCGTTCAAGCTACAACAGCTTGATGCTGGAAGACTACGACGGCGTACTGCGCTGGGCAGTGGATCACCCAATGAAAGCATCACATTTCATCTACGAACTGCTAGGCAACGAGAACGACAAGCACTACTCATCGGAAGCAATCTGCGACAAGGTTGCTAACGATCCAGACTGGGCAGCTGAAACCATCATTGACCTATGGGTAGACATGGAGGACGTACTGCTGGATCTAGGCGGCATTGAGCAACCCAAACAAGGAGCGCGAGTATGATATTCAACTACACAACTCAGAACCTCATGGAGGAAGACATGCGGAAGGATCCTGCATTCAACTTCTTCCGCAGGAATAGCTCGATAAGTCTTACTCACGACGCAAGTCAGCTAGAGATTCGAACTGCTCTCGGCGGGTCGCATCACGCGGCGCTATCCATCCCGGTTGATGAGTGGTACAAAGTCACGCAGGCGATGGCTCGCACCAACGACGGATCATCTTTCCGATCCTTCTACATCTATCACCACCTTAGAGATACCGGCAAAATTAAAATCTGGTTTGATAAATGCCGGTCGCTTGGTAGTTCAACAACGTACTACGCATAATCAGCAAGGATAAAAAAATCCCCGGGTGGTTTAGGCCCGGGGAAAATCCTTGTGTAAGGAGAAGGGTAGTCGGTGATTGGCCGACCCCTTCATCCTACATAAATTCTACTGTTGCATTAGCGTAGTGTTTGATGCATCTAACCACTCCCATAGACCGTCCATGAGTCTATCCTGTATCGGTGCCAAGACTTCAGCCAGTTCTCTCCTGAACTTCCACGCTTTATGCTGAGTCATTCCCGTCAGCTCACTGACATCGCGCACCGACTTCCCTAGTAACGCATCGCGTAGCTGTTTCTTTGACAACCCATATTTCCCCAGCCTGTCGGCATTCTTTTTAATCAATAGCGTAGCGGCGAGGCGACGTTCCCTGATCGTTCCGTGCAAGTAAAAGGCGTACAGCTGTTCATCTTCTGGCCTCCTGCTTAGGAAGTTAAAGATCATTCCCACCTGTGCATGCAAGTCGTACTGCGTCAGCCGATCACTGGTGCTCTCGTTGTCCGTCTTGTTGGCTATGTATGTAGCCGATGGGATACTGATGACAGCACTTGATCTCATGCGGAAAGCAAAGGCGAGTGCCTGATCGGGAGATCTAAACATTCAAACAGCCCTCATGGGAATAGCCCTACGGTATATCCAAGCGAACGCATCGATCGACACCTCCGCCGTCCAGATCAGACAATCTTCACCAGCCCATCTATCCTGCACATCATTCAGCCTGACCCTAGCTCTCCACTCTCTCCGGTCTTCACGCATGAAGAGGACCGGGCGACGTTGATCGTTCCGTGCTTGCGTGACTGCCTGCGCCCAGAAGGATTCGATGTCAGCCGGTAGGATCTTGGCGTAGCGCTTTACCTCTGGCGCCCAACCATCCAGCCCTGAGATGTCATACCCACCATCTCGTGTCTGCTCAAGGTTCCGCTCAAGCTTATCGGTCAGCTCAGGCAACACTCGCTTGAGTTCACCGATCAGCTCGCGCTCTCCTGCCTTGCCCTTCGTTCTACTGTTGATCTTCTTCTTCACTGTCGCCCCAATTAAGAATAGATTCTCCTCGCTGCACTCGATTCCAAAACCTGCTTTGATTCGACACGCCTATAACTTCGACCTCGTTATCGAACCCGCTCTTCCATAAAACGAATCGCGTCTCAGGGTGATCACACAACCCCTCTTCCAGCATCTGCGTCTTAAACTCAGGAGTGCAGTCGAGACACACACCTGTGTCCTTCGGGTTACTGCTCTGCCGCATCAAGTGGATGTAGTCCCTGTACTGATCCGAACTCTCGAAGCAAGCGGGATGACTTGCCGATCTAGCGCCAAGTAGTACCTTGCGTGGATCCCTTGACCTTCTAACAATCGGTAAACCTTTACGCCCCATAGGATTTCTTTTCGAATCTCTCATCAGCTCGCAACGTGCGCCACACTTCTGCTTGCATCTCGATTGACTTCATGTCGTACCGCAATCTCTCTTCTGCTTCGACCGCGGCTTGTAGTCCTTCGAGTAATGCTTGATATTCTTCAGAGGCAAGCGCTTCCCTGTCTTGTGCGGCGACTGTCTTGAAGCCATCTCGATCAGCTTGGCGCATCAAGATCGCATGCTTGGACTTCTTGAACTCTTCGATGTAGGTGCGCTTCGCTCTGGCCTTGGCGTACTCAGCCACCTTTTCTCGGTAGTCATGCATCAATCGTTCGATGTCATTCATCCTCTTCCTCCGCGCCGATCACGTTCAATGCAATGACCAAGAGCCTTGCATCGCTGGTCTTTTGATATGCGCGGATCAACGCCTCGACCTCGTCAAGCATCTGCGCCATCTCTTCACAGTGGGATAAAAGCAGCTCAGGATTGAGTGCCTCTTCCTGCTGATCAGTCCAAACCTCTGCGCTCATTCGTCGTCCTCCACAAGACGGGTTCCAGTCAAGACAAGGATGTCTGCCATCAAATGAATGACCTCCTCAATCTCGTTGTCGTCAAGGAAGTCTTTCAATGAGCGACCCTTCTGTACCTCTAAGCTGGCGCGAACAATCTTCTCTGGATCAACGATCATTTCTTCCTCCGCTTCTCATGTAAACGAATGGCGTCTACTCCCATGCCGCAGTCGTTCATGTGCTCGCACACGACCTGCACAGCCTCAACCGCACTAGCGCCCATGTACAACGCACCGTAGGCAAGGTCCCTGCCCGAGCCGGTGCAGTACTGCGCGTCCTCGAACACGATCGGAACAGGGGTGTACTCATATCGAAGTATCAGACCCTCTTTTGTGATGACGGTCAGCACAGCTGATAAATTATTATCGTCTTGATATCTCGGGAAATGATCAGGCACAGCACCGGCTGCGTACCAATCCATCATCACGTTGGCCTGAGTCGCAGCGCCAGAGCCGCCCATCAAGTGACCCTTGTTCTTTCCCTTCGTCACTCGCCTGATCTTGGTGATGGTTCGTCTAATCCCATCATCGGTTGCTTGCTTGTCAGCTGCGAGAGTCTCCCCATCCCACACAATTACCGTCATCCCTAACCTTTCACTTTGATCAGCTCCTGCTCCCACATCCTCTGGTACGTCTTACAGATTGCGGTGAGAATGAACTCCCGCTTCTCTTCCCTGCCCATCTTGGCGCCTTGGTCATACTCTGTGTGACACCGGTAGCACAGCCAAGCATGCATCCCATCGTGCGCCTTCAAGCCCTTGCCCTTCCCGTGCTCCATGAGATTGGAGTGCGCTGCCACGATCGTTCCGTCCTCCGATCCACACCATACACACGCCTGACCTCTGGCCAGATCCAATAGCTTGCGGTTGCGGTAAGTCAACGCAGGAACCCTGACCCCTGCCCAGCAGGAATGGTGAAGCGACCTGAGTGTTTGTCCCACTCGAGGAACGTGTGGCCCAGCTGCCCAAGCCACCTTGAGCGAATCTTTTGTACGTGCACTTCTGAGTACGCCGTTGGATCGCCCTTGTCTCGGTGGATCGCAATGATGTTGTCTGCCTTGTTGAAGAAGTGCGCCGAGCCAGCTACGTCATAGCCAGTAGGCACCGGGTACTTCCCATCCATCCCCTTCTGCAACTTGGTAGGGTGCGCCACCAGCCAGATGTGGATACCCATTATCCGAGCGAAGCCACGCAGCTGCGCCAAGAAATCAGAGATGTACTCCGTCTCGGAGATGCCATCTTTCCTGTGGGTGTGGGTGATCTCGTTGTAGGGATCGATGATCAGACCCTTCATCCCGTAGCGCTTGACCATCAGCTTCGCTTTAGCCAGCAGGGAATCAAGGGTTCGATCTTCAGGCATGACGAACTTGAAGAAGACGCCAACCCATTCCTTGGCCTCCTCGTATTCTTCCTTCGTCATCTTGTGCAGTCGCTTGCCAGCGTACTTCTCCATCAGCTTGGCAGCGTGGTAGGTGATAGGTTGATTCTCTGGGGAGCACACGCCAATCACCCAGTGGTGCATGCGAGTCATGTTCATTGCCAGCGCATCGAGCCACTCGGACTTACCCATGCCGGGGACGCCGGTCACTAGAGTCCACTGCCCTTCCATCGGACGATAGAAGTCATCGACGTTCGCCCAACCGGTAGTTAAGCCGGGGGGCAAACCCTCGGTGTAAATCTGATCAAGGTCATTACCGAAAGCATCCAGCTCGAAGATGCCATCAACGGGGAAAGGAATTGCATTCTTTATGCAGTCGGAGAGAACCTCCTTGCCAAGCTTGATGAGTACATCATTGGCGTCCTTGCAATCCTCCGGCCACTGAACCCGGTAGCACCGTTCTTTTCCAAGGCGACGCGCAAGCTCCTCTTCCAGCTTCCGCCCCGGTACATCACCGTCAACAGCGAGAATAAACTTCTCGACCGACTCGATACTCGGATCTTCGACATCGAGGTACGAAAACTTCTTCTCAAAGTTCGTTGCATTGCCTGTTGGCGCCCCGTCCGGAACAGAGATCGCGTGGCGGAAACCAGCAACTTCCAGCGCCAAAGCATCAAACTCTCCCTCTGTGATGATCGTGCACTTCGGATCAATGTCGTCATATTTGTACCATGTCTTTTCTGCACCACCCTCTTGGGTGAAGTACTTGTTCTTGTCCCTGTATTTCACGTTGACGATCTCTCCGTGCTTGATGAACGGAAAGGCGATGCACATAACCTCCTCTTCACGCTGAGGCATGTACTTCTTCATCATCGAGATCTGATTGCGAGCGGCTACCTCAGGCGTGATGCCTCGCTCTGCCAAGTAGCTCATGCCGCTCTCAGTGAGTAGCTGCGCTTTGAACTCTGGCTTACGGTAGTTCTTTGTCCCCGAAGCGTAGGGCTTCATGTAGTTCCCTTTTCCGATTGATCCTGACCAACCGCAATGCCAGCAGTTGTACATACCCTTGTCGATGTTGACGTTCAGACACGGGTACGATCGCTTCTTTCTTGTGTGGGAACACTGCGGACAAACGGTCTTGATCTCGCCAGAGGACTTGCCCCTGACATCAATACCCAGATCACTCCACGACTTCATCATTCACCCTTCTTATATTTATTCTTCAACCGGTTTGTTTTTTTCTTCCGGTATCACTCTATGTAACTATGCTTAAGTAACCCTTCCTCTATGGTGAAGACGTACCAAGCCCATCCTTAGGTACGCCTTCAACATGTTTCCTCTACGGAGCCAGACATGCACCCGACAGACTTTCGTGCAAGGGGTTCTATCTTCGCCGCCCCTGTTCCTCCTCCCGCACTAACCCACAGTAGGAACTCTTGATGGTTACGCTGCCGTTGGTTTACCCCGACCATAACCACGCAATCATTGCTGATGTGATGGAGTATAAGCAGGACTGATATTAAAGTCAACGGTAACATGTATTGACAGCGTGGTTAATACAGGTGTTGAATTACTCCTTTCTGCATCTGATTGGGGTATGTATGCCAAACCGAACCTTGACCAAGGAAGAGGCTGAGGACGCACGGCGACTGAGGCAGCTTTGGAAAGACAAGAAAGACGAGCTGCACTTGTCACAAGTGAAGGCTGCGAAGGAGCTTGGCTACAACAGCCAAGGAGCGGTATCGCAGTTTCTAAATGGGAAGGTTGGACTAAACTTTCAGGCAGTTGCTAAGTTTGCAAAGCTGTTGCGGGTGACTGTTGGCGAGATCTCCCCGAGGTTTGCCCACCTTGTTGAGAAGCCAATAGCCCCGGCGCTGGATCGCTATGTAGCCCCGAAGACCGGTTCTTTGGGCGGGTTCCATACCGACTTGACGGTTGACTGGTTTGCCTTCTCCAAGGACTTCTGCGAAAGCCTAGGGGTGCAACCTGAAAACCTGAAGACGGTGCGTCTATCGGACGACAGCTTTAAAGAATTCCCTATTGGAACTGTGTTCTTGGTAGACGATAGCTCACAGCGGAAGCCGGAGGCCGGGGTCTACCTGTTTCAGCAAGATGATTCCATTGTTGCTAGGCGGGTAACAGTTGGCAACAAGATAACTATTAGCTCTGGGCGCGGGAAGAACCAAGAGATCGACCCTGAGGCGTTTCGTTTACTGCGCATCATTGGTCGAGTAGTAAGTGCATTTTCTACAACATCGAAAGATTGACATATTTTTTTGTTGATAGGGTATTGACCTAGCTAATATTTGCTCTATACTTGCACCCACAAACAACAAATATGGAGGGTGTATGGATGGGCATAAGAGTCCCCATGTCCTAACAGGAATCAAGCAGGTGATGCAGGCGTTCGCTGACAAAGGCATCGCCAAATCCCACAAAAACGAATCCCAAGGCTTTAAGTTTCGCGGCATCGATGATGTGATGAACCGGATGGCTCAGCACCTTGTCGAGGCCGGTCTTGTTATTGTCCCGAATATCAGGAATCGTGAAGTTTATGAGCGTGTTAATAGTCGAGGCAATCCCCTCTTCTATGTGACCGTTCAAGTGGACTTCACCATCTGGTCAACCGTCGATGGCAGCAGCGTGGTCTGCTCAGTACCGGGCGAGGCGATGGACTCCGGAGATAAGGCGACCAACAAGGCGCTTTCGATTGCCTACAAGTACATGGCGTTCCAACTCTTCGCTATTCCGATTGATGAGGATCCTGACCGCCATACCCATGAGGTCGGCAAGTCCCCCGGCAAGACACTGGCTCCTAGCGACATCGACATCATTCGCAAGCTGATGGCAAGCACTGATGTGACGGAAGAGAAGCTTCTGGAGATCTACAAAGTTGCCAGCATTGAAGAAATCCCAATGAGCAAGATGGCGGAGATCACATCGAACCTGCAGAAACGAATCAAACAAGCGGAGGAAGCATGAAGCAATACAACAACATCTCAGTATTCAAAGCCAAGCCAAACCAGAACGCGAAGGCACCACAGTTCAACGTCGTCATAGAGATGGCGGACGGAACCAAGTGGCGCGGCGGTCTGTGGGAAGCAACATCCAAAGCTGGCACGAAGTATTTGCGAGGCTCCCTCGATGAGGACACTGGTAACGGTGATCGGCCACGCGCATCCAAGCGTAATGACGACCCGCCCTTTGAGCCGAACAACAATTTGGTTGACTGGTGAGATCGCTGGCCTCGGGGGTCATAGGTATTGCAGATGCCCCCGCCGACCCGAGGCGTATTGCAGAGGCGGGGAAAGACTCCTTTCCCTCGGGCAACCGGGGTTTTGAACCCATAACGTCAGGGCAATCTGCATCGGCGTGACAGCTGGAGAGACAGCATCAACACGCATGAGGATTTGGGCAGGATGAGGCCGGTCAGTGGAAAGCTCTAACGTCACTTGCTGCAGCAACACGTTATCTGTCCTTCATCCCGGCGCTCTGTACGGATCGCAACCGTAACTGAGTCCTCAGTCGTGTTGGTGGAAGGGAGAAGAAATGAAAGAAGCAATTCAGCTTTTAGAAGAGCGAGTCAAATATCTTGACGAACTAATTCGGCTTACGCCTATTGAAAGAAGCTTTAGCAGCCAGCATCGCCTAGTCGAAGCTCAATTCATCCTTCATCAATTGTTGAATATAGAAAAAAAACAAAGCAATGAATCTAACAAATCTGTATGACCTACCTCAGGCGCTGGTCGATGCGGTAAGGAATGATCCTTACACGGGCGGCGGGGACATCTCCGTCACCAAGCTGATCGACTCGGCACACCGTCGTGTCCTGCTCAAGAAATTTGGCGCATCGGTAGTAGAGGATGTCAGCGAACGCATCTGGTCTTTGCTTGGTCAGGCGGTGCATACCATCCTCGAGCGAGCCAACAAGTCCGACATTGTCGAAGAACGTCTCTACTCTGACGTAGATGGTTGGTCGTTGTCTGGTCAGTTCGATCGCATGGATTTGCGTAACGAGACATTAGACGACTACAAGTGCACGAGTGTGTACAAGGTGATGATGTCTGACATGAAGGAGTGGGAGCGCCAACTCAATGTGCTGCGTTGGTTGGCAATCCAGAACGGTTACAAGGTGGAGCGTCTTAGGATCATTGCGATCCTGAGGGATTGGCGCAAGTCTGACGCAAAGCGCAAGCAAGACTATCCACAAAAACCGGTAGCCACCATTGATATTCCGGTGTGGCCGCTTGACGAGACGTATCAGTACATAAGAACTCGTATTAGCTTACATCAGGCAGCAGAAGCAGGTGGCACACATATTGTCTGCACTGATGAAGAGCGCTGGTACGCAGGCACTACCTACGCGCTAATGAAGCCGGGAGGTAAGCGAGCAATCAAGATATTCGAAAGGAAGGAAGATGCTGAATCCGCACTCACTGACAGCACAATTATTGAAGAGAGACGCGGAGGCTACAGACGATGTGAAGAGTACTGCGAAGTCTCAGAGTTCTGTGAACAGTACCAGTCTAGTCGGGAAGTCTCTGAAGCTGCCCTCTGGGAAAGTGATTAGGGTTGTTGAAGAAACTGGACGGGGCACCTACAAATGTATGTATGACTTGCCAGAATGTGATTCATACGTGGGGATGACAAAAGAACAGCTGCACGACGCTAGGAAAGTGGAGTTCAGCAATAAATTTTTACTTAAGTTTGGCGAGGAGGTTGAATGGAATTTCAAAAGTTAATGGACGTTGAAGAGGCTGCTGACTATGTTGGTCTGTCCACGTTTACCGTGCGCAGGTTGGCGAAGAACGGCGCGCTCCCTGCGGCAAAAATTGGAAGAGCATATCGATTCAAAAAAGAAGACATCGATACCTACCTAAGAACTCAATACAAAGGGGAGACGCATGGCTCAGCAGCTTGAAAATCAACAGTTAGTTGAGGAAATTATTCGTGAATGGATAGCAATGAGTGTTGCTCAGCCAGAGATCACTAGCGATGTTTGGTTGAGGGCTATTGGATTGATGGGTGGTTTGACACTGCACTTGTCCGGCGCCTCAGAAGACCAAGCTAAAGGCGCAATGATGATCGTATCTCAGATGGCAATGGATGCGTATAGAAAAGCGCCAGACGCAAATCTACGAGCAACTATTCAGTGAGATGCAGAACTGTCCAAAGTGTGAGGCGAAGACCGACGTTTATGACTCTCGCCTATCGATCGAGGGAGAGTTTCGTCGTAAGCGCAAGTGCCGGAGTTGCGGCTACCGATACGCAACTATTGAGGTACTGGACACTGCTCGTCCACTAGACGAGAGACAGCCAAAACCCAAGGCGCCACCAAAACCAAAGAAGGTTGCGGCGCCCAAGCCGGTGAAGGTAGTCAAAGAGAAAAGAGTCAGACGACTTGATGATGATGACTATGAGGTCGGGTCAGTCGAATACGAGATTCATGACATAGCAAAAGAGTTGGGGATTGGAGACTTTACATGAGCGAGGAATGGACTGGAGACGATACAGCATACAGGCCGGGAGGGTTGCCGCAGCCAGACTTAGCCAAAGTCGGGGAGGTTGGTGTTTGGGGTGAAGACCTACGCGCCCGACCAGCGCAGCCTGAACCGGAACCGGTGGCGCAAGTACAAGTAGCTGAAGATTATCACGCACACGTTATCTGGACGGAAGGGGTCAATCCCGTTGACCTAGACCAGAAGTTTCTCTACACCGCCCCACCGCAGCGCGAATGGCAAGGGCTGACGGATGAGGAAATTAAAACGATGTGGGACAACCACATCATTCCGGTGTTCAACAAACACGGCATTAGTCCGTTTGTGTTTGCCCGCGCCATCGAAGCCAAGCTGAAGGAGAAGAACGAATGGACATGCAAGAACTAGCAAACCGGATGGATGCCTCGGTTCAGGCAATGCTCGCTGCGCAAAGCCGCGACCTGACTGAGGCAACTCTAATCCGCACGGCGGCAAGTCTACTTGACAAGCTCAATGATAGAGACCTTCAGATCAGGGCGCTTCGGCATCAAGTTGATGTGATGGCTAAGGAGCTTTCAGAGTTACGGCAACGCTTCACGGACGATGGGAAGTGACTTATTTGAAGACCCGCAGGAGATTTTGTGGGCGCAACAAATAGCCGAATGTCAGCAGCGCTTTATCGCTCGTATTGAGGAGGGGTCAAAGCTGCGGAACAAGAAGGCTAGGAAAGACCTATATCAAAAGTGGAGAAGAGAACTTGGGGATGACACAGCGCGTGAGTCGGCCAACTACGTTGAGGCTCTGTTGATGGGCAAGGTAAGCTGGCCTAAGTGGCACAAGCTCGCAAAGTGATATCAGTGCTTGCCAACTATATCAGTGTGCTTATACAATGCGCAGGCGTGTCCCCGGCTTGGAGGGGTTTATGAAGTACTTCCAGCGTGGGAGCATTTGGTGGGGCAGGTGGAGCGTTGACGGTCAGCAGGTAAGAGTTTCTTCCCGCACCAGCAACGAGAAGCTTGCCAAAATTTACTTGGCTGAAGAGTATGCCAAGTCGTTCAAGCAAGAACGGTTGAACGAAAAACCTCGCAAGACTTGGAAAGAAGCAGTTGGGCGGTACCTCGAAGATCGCCAGCACCTGAGAAGCATCGGATCCTACGAGGATCACAAGGTCTGGTGGGATGGTGAGTTTGCTAAACGCAATGTCGTGTACATAGATCAGATCACACCTGATGTTGTGCGCGAAATTCGCACTGCAGAATTCAATCGACCCAAGCTTCGAGGTGGCGGTAAACGTAGCGCAGCAGATGTCAATCGCAAGATTGCTTTATTGCGAGCTGTTATACGTGCCGCGTACAAGGAGTATCGCTGGATCGATGGTGAAGCGCCGATGTTTCGTTTCATCCCCGGCCAGACCGAACGGATGCGTCGTCTCCAACCTGAGGAAGTAGTCAGGCTGGCGAAGTCGCTACCTGAGGGGTACGCCGATTTGCTTTACATGGCAGTTGCTACAGGACTGCGCCGCAGAAATGTGCTGAGGATGCGCTGGGATCAGATCGACATCGGCCACCGTTTGTTGCGGGTGGACGGAGTGCAGATGAAAAACGGTGAGACGCTTGTGATCCCGTTGAATCAAATGGCGATAGACATCATTCTTCGCCACAAGGACAACGGAACCGAGTGGGTGTTTCCACTCAACGGTGGGAAGCCTCTCAACGAAATTTCATCAAAGGTTTGGGGGCAAGCGCTTCAAAAGGCTGGCTTGGAAAACTTGCGATGGCACGACATGCGTCACACGTGGGCGTCTCTGTTGCGCGAGAGTGGTGTTCCGATGGCCGACTTGAAAGAGTTAGGTGGTTGGAAGGATGCTCGGATGGTGGAGCGATATGCGCATCTGAGTGTTGAGCACCTGTCAAAACACGCTGTAGCAATTGATGGTGTGTTTGCGGGTGATAACCTACTCAAAGCGGTTGGTTGATGGTGCCGCTGGTCCGACTCGAACGGACGACCTGACGCTTACGAAGCGCCTGCTCTACCAGCTGAGCTACAGCGGCGGTACGGTTAGCACAGTTTTAGCACAGTAGCTTGTAAGTCTTTGATTCGTAAAGGTGGCCTACTCACCCTGAAACTAAAGTAATGGTAGTTAGTGCTACACAAAAGTCGTTATCTTTCAACATCTTACGCTGGGGACACGCAACTTAGCGAGCAGTAGAAAGCATACGAATAGCACAGTGATTAGCACAAATTTAGCACAGGGAGATCTACTCATGCGCGATGAGTACGTTCAGCAGGGAATTAGCACAGTTAGCACAGACGAGGTCAACAACCCGAAGCACTACACCTCGGGCAAGATTGAGTGCATCGAGGCAATCGAAGCAGCCTTGACGCCGGAGGAACTGAAAGGGTTCTTGAAGGGCAACATCATCAAGTACACATGGCGAGAGCGACACAAGGGCGGGGTGCAGTCGCTGGAGAAAGCCCAGTGGTACTTGAACCGCCTTCTCGCATCTCCAACACCAAACCCCCAAACCGACAGTTACCTAGACGCTTATGACAAAGTCGAGGCGTTTTACTCAAATAGGAATTTTGGACAATGAGCTACAACGAACTTGAATTGAATATTCTCCGATGGTCTGAGGATCGGGGCATCATTCAAAACAGCGACGCCAAGACCCAGTTGCTGAAGGCTTTCGAAGAGATGGGTGAGCTGGCGTCCGGAGTAAACAAGAAGGACATGGCGCTCATCAAGGATGGCGTGGGGGATGTTGTGGTCTGCTTGATCAATGTCTGTGCGATCTTGGATATCAGTATTACTGAATGTCTTCAACTTGCTTTTGATGAAATCAAGGATCGAAAAGGTTATCTAACTAAGGATGGGGTATTCATTAAGGACCAGTGATGCATATTCATAGCTGCAGCTACTACTGCGACAGACCTGTTTGCATCAAACGGCAAAGGGACGAGTTGAGGGATAAACTGTTTGAAGAGTATGAGAAAAAGGAAAGGGAAAAGATGGGCGCGGTAGACGACATCTACACAGAGGCGAGGGAGTATGCGGAGGGTGAGCGCAGGCTGGCTCAGGAGGGTGCTATGCAGATGGACATTCACGCTCTTCGCAGGGAGTACATCGATTTGATGGCGATGGTGGCTTACTACACCCGTATCGAACAGGTGCTGTCGGCTACGCCAAGATTACACTTCGACGCACTAAAGAAAGCGATGAAAGACATCATGGCTGATGAGATGCTGCATCAGGCAGATCTTGCGGCTGAAGATGGGACGCCGATTGCAGGGACCGCCCGTGTTCCGGCTAAGCCCCTGCTTGAGATCCTCTCACGGCTGAAGGCAATGCTCAGCGATCGTCAATGACCGCATCTCGGAAACCGCGACGCAGGGCTTGAGTCACAGCCCGGTTGCGGTGCTCCTCCTTCAGCTTGTCGTACTTGTTGCGCATCTCGATGATCTCTTCTTCGGAGTAGCGCGGATTGTCAGAGTTGGCCTCAATGATCCGGCTCATACCCTTCATCTGCTGCTCCATCCCATCGAACATAGCCTTCAGGCCACCAAGACCCGGGTGATCTTTTAGGATCTCCTGCTTGCGCTCCGTGCTGGTTCGGCCTGACATGTACTCTTTGTACAAAGTGTCTACATCTTCTTTGACACGGCGGTAAGCACCACTATCAAAGGTGGCGTCATCGACCTTGGCCTTGAACCTACCCAACACCGGGATGTCTTGATCCTTGGTGTCACGGCCAGCAGCAGCGTTCAGAGCCTTGCCTGTTCCCTGATAGAGGGAAGAGATCAGACCCGGCAGGTAGCTGTTGATCAGATAATCCACGGTTGCAGGATTCACATCGATCAACGACTCGTTGTACCTCGGATTCTTACCGCCAGAGGTAGCCTCAGCCAAGAAGTGCATCAGGCTCTTCGAGATCGGGTTCACGCTGTCGAAGTGCTTGTAGGCGTCCGACTCTTGGATAGCCGAGAAGTCCCCATCACTCTTCGCAATCGGTGCGCCAAAGCGGTTCTCGTTCAGGCCCAGCTCGAGCAACGGAACCAGAGGGCTAGGCAGCAGCGTCTTACCAGCTTGACCCAAGAAGGTCTTCGATTCCACGCCAGAACCAATCGGCGCAAACGAATCGAATGCAGCCTTGACAACCTTGCCAGCGGAACTCTCTGCGCTGCGGTACCCCATAGCCGTGTCGTAGGCGTATTGCCCCATCGTGGAGAACACGTTCCAGCCATAGGCCACAGGAATTGAACCGAAGTAGGTATCCGGCAGGAAGGTGACGGAGGTTGCTCGCTTGTAGTCAGGCACCTTGTCGATGGCGCGTAGACCGTCTTTGCGTTCTTCCTCGTCGTCATCTCCGAAGGCGTCGGCAACCATACTCGCCAACATCCCCATCGTGATCCAGCCAGCAGACACGGCGGCGAAGCGTTTGTAGTTGCCTTCCTTGGCGTCTTTGAACATACGCATCGTGCCCTGAATCGCAGGGTTGGCAAACACATACAGGGCTCGCAGCGGCTTGTAGGCGCCCTTCATGTTGAAGTTGACCGTCAGCTCCTTGGCGTAGCGAGCAGCACGTTCACGCGACCAGCCGTTCTCACGCAGCACCTTGTATGCAGCCAGACGCGGGGCGATTTCAGCCGGTGTGCCAAGCAGCTCCATCAGATCAGCAATCGCTTCGAACTTGCCGGTCGTCCAGACACCAGTATCCTTTATGGTTGTCCAGACCCCGGCATCCAACGCATTACCGGCGATTTTGCCAAGGGTCACCGGGTTCAAATGACGGTTAAGCTTGTCGATCGTCTGCTCTAGCCCGTTCCTGTCAATGAAGTAGGTGGCAGCACCGTCCTCAAAGAACTCGTCGATCCACTTCTTCTCTGCATCCGACAGCGGGTTCTTCTGAGCAGCTGCTTTCATGCGGTTACCCCACCATCCCTGCTTCGCGTCAGCTTGCTCTGCCACCAAATGACGGAAGGCAATACGGTGGGTACGCTTCCACTCCATGAACATCTTGCCAGCCAACTCAGCGCCAACATCAGGGTCAGCCGCAGCGTTGGCAAAGGCGGTCTGAATGTCTCGGATCATGTTGACCGGTACCCAAGCCGGGTTCATCGTCGTGACCATCTGGCTGAACAGTCGGTTCCAGACAGCCACCGCCTCAATGAACGGCCCGTTCTGAGTGACATTCATGCCAGTGATAGCATCGAAGAAGTCCATAGATTTTCCATTGAACTCCATCGTGATCGGCTTGCCGTTGACCTTGACCACCACCTGACGATCCTTGTCGCCCGGGGCTTCAACAGTCGTGACGTACCCATCAGGGCTCAGTCTTGCCGACATCACAACCTGCTCGTTGACGTTGCGAACTGCACGAGCTGCCTCGTCAGGCGAGATGTCGCGGCGAGCTTCAGCCTCATTGATGCGGCGCACCAGATCAGCCATAGCCGTATCGCTGTCCATCGCGCCGTCTTTCATCTGACGCTGGAGGCCAACAAGGTACTCGCGGCCTGACTCG